AGGCCGCGAAGCTGTTCTTCAGGCCTCTGCAAGCGCTCGGCTCCGCATGATGGCTCTGTACTGCTCCAGCGTCATCTCGGGCCTGCGTTCTTCGAAGGACTCAACTTGTTCAACGGCGATTTCGCACAGGAACTCGAGAACCACGTCGTTATCACGGAAGATCTCGGCCATGTAGGCCGAGACTCTCATGACGTCTTCAACCGACTTGCACTCGCGCAGTTCGTCGACTGCGGCTGCGAGCGCTGACTGGGTTGTTACGTCTTCCACACAATCAATACTACAGTATTGACTGAGTAAGGGAAGAGTATTACTCGCCCGTGACCCAGAGCTCCGGAAGTTTTATTCTGAACTGATCGCTCTTCGTCTTCGTGAGTTTGAACCCTTCGCGACTCTTCACCATGGGGTGTGTTGCAACGAACGGACGAAGACGTTCTTTGAGCGAGTCAAGATGCCCCTCAAGGCGCTTGTACTCGATGAGCGATCTGCCGAAGTCTTGCAGCAAGGCGTCCATCTGTTCGTCTTTCACTTCAATGAAATCTAGATCACTCATCTCGGGGGCCTCATCTTTCATGACATGGTTCAGCCAGAAGTTATCAACCGCGGCTTCGATCTCAGCCTGGCGCACTAGGTCGTGTGCGACTTGGATGATATGCATCGTTTCATCTTCCGGGCGGTAGCTGATGAACTCGGCGAAAGCCGCGCCAGAGACGAAGAGGTTCCACTGCACCTGGCACTCGTAGTGCGGAGGGATGATCCCCTTCCCTGCCTTCTCGTGATTGTCGCGGCCCATGCACTTAATCTCAAGAAGCGAGTTGTCGTCGACGTTGTAGCCGTCGTCACTGCACAAGTGCCACGCCTTCTTCCCGTTCCAGGTGCGAGGGCGGTAGGCCTTAAGGCGCTCGGTCTCGAGCTTCATGCGGCAGGCTTCTTCGCCAAGGTGTCCGCGAATGATGTGCGGGAGGCCTGAGAGATCTGGCGGTGTGATGCGCTTCGTCTTCTCTTGCCACAACTGATACACCGACTTGTAGGGCGAGAGCCCTAGGATTGATGCGACCTCCGAGCCGCCGATGCCTTTAACTCGCCTATCGTGCCATGCGCCGGATTTTTCGAATGCGCTCATGCAAATCTCCCCCGAGCGTCTCGCGCTCGTGCTCTCCTGTTTTTCGCCTGTTCGGACAACGTTGCCCAGCGACAGTTATCTGCGCTGTAACCAAGGTTGTTATCTATACGCTCAAGCGTAAGTCCGTTTGACTCGCCCATGTCGGCTAAAAATCGTTCGAACGATGAGAGCCATGCTTCGCTTACGGTGATGCCGCGACCCCCATATCTCGGGTAGTCCTTTGCCTTCTCGTATGTGCATCGAGCTATCATGCCGCTCCAAATGCGGTGTTCTCGAGTCCTGGAGAGTCCGTGCCGGTACATCGGGTTCTTCTCTCCCGGCATTGGCGTTACCGGCTTATGACAGCCGCAGGACTTATTCTTCAACCCGGTGTGATAGTTAGTCTCAAACTCTTTGGAGCAAAGCGGGCATTCAAAGATTCCACGGTATCGATACTTCCCATCCGGTCGGATGAGAAATCTCTTAATGAGTCGCATCTGCCCTCCCCGAGCGTGCTTGTTACTTGATTAATCCGCGAGCGCGATACCAAGCCTCAAGCTCGGCGACACTGCGAATGATCCGGTACGTACCGCCGCGTTTCTCGACTTGGTACTGAAACGCTTTCTGATGCTGCGACTGCACACCACCGGCCGCTTTGTACTCGATCCAGTCGACGCGCCCGTCTGGCAAGAAGCAGACACAGTCAGGTAGGCCCTTCGCCTCGAAGGGCGAGAGAGCGCGATAAGCTTTAGCCTTCTCATCATACAGGCCCACGTTCTTCAGCTTGATCGCCCAGAAGCCCCAGTTGTTGAGTGCCTTCAGACACTCCCTCTCGATCTCCAGCTCCCTCACTGGTACTCATAATAGAGTACTCAAGTAACTTGTCTCTACCTTTGGCGTTTTTTTCAACGCGAATGCGGACCCGCTGCGTCGGTATGATGAGACGACGCTCAATCGATCGAACATCAAAGTCCGAGCATCCAGCCGCGCGCACGAGATCTTCCATCAGCTTCTCGTTCTTCTGCCTCGACGCCTTGACGTACATCCACTGCGGCATCGAACGGATCACCATCTCTGGGTTCTTCCAGAAGAAGTTGAAGATGACATCCGGGTCAGTTGTCTGAACCTTGAGCATCTTGTTCTCACGTCGCATCGTCTGGCTTCCCCAGCACGAGAACTCCATCAGCTGCACTTCCCATTCGGTGACCGTCTGCTTCGGACCTAAATACAGAACCGAGTCCTCGTCATTGACGAGCTTAAGCCTGGGCTTGCGCTCTTGTATCTGCGGCATCGTCCCGCACTCGATACACGCGACAGGGTCCATGCCGTGCTCTGGGAACTGAAACGTCCCGCACACGTGGCACTGGATGCAGCGCCATTCGAACTCGAGATCCTGCGCCTTCTTCTTCGTGCCCGTAACAAACGGCGCATCAAGTGGCCCGCAGTTCTTGACGACCTCGCCGTAGTCGAGGACCAGACAATCAGTCTTGCCCGGCGCTGGCCTCAGCCCTCGCCCGACCATCTGCACATATAAGTTTGCAGCCTTGGTGGGTCGCAAGAGGACGAGTGCGTCGATCGGGGCGTAGTCGAATCCCTCTGCCACGATTGTAACGAAGACCAAGTGCCGACAGCCAGGATTTGATTCGAACTCGCCAAGAGATAGTTCTCTCTCGTCGCCATCCAGTGCAGACGTAATGACTGCGCACTGCTCGCCAAATTCGCGCAGATGGTCAGCGATCCGTCCGGCATGTGAAATGTTAACGGCCGCCCAGATAATCTTCTTTCGATCATGCGTCTTCCCTAGAGCATCTTCAATCTGGATCCGGGTCTTGCCGTCATCTTGCACGAGCACGTCGAGGTCTCGGGCGGAGAAGTCTCCGGCCACCACCGACAGCTTCGATGTATCATAGGTGTGAGATCGATCGGCTCCTCGGAGCTTCGCCTTAACGGTGTACCCTTTCTCAGTCGTCCACGTAAGAGTGCGACTAAAGTGTACCCGGGGAAAGATCTTATCCTCACCATAGATGTAACCCGACTCCCTAAACGGTGTTGCTGTTAAGCCAAGGACCTTGGCGTCCGGCAGCCGATTAACGATTGCACGGTACTGCCCTCCCTCATCCATGAGGCGGTGAGCCTCGTCACAGATGACGATATGGAACCCGGACGTCTCTCGACGAGCAGCCGTCTGCACGGATGCAATGACAACCTCGCCGGTGAGATCAGTAGAACCCAGCGCCGCGCAGCAGATCGTTGCATCGAGATTTCCAAATCTCTTAAGATCACGTGCGAAAGACCGGATGATGGCAATCTTTGGGACGAGCACCAACACACGAAGCTGAGGGTTGTCTCGCTTGACGTCGGCAATGAGGCCACTCGCTGTGGCGGTCTTTCCGGACCCCGTGGGGAGCTGCCATAGGACAGCCCTATCCCCTCCCCTCCAGATCGACCGTGCACAGCGAATGGCTTCAAGTTGGTAGTCCCTTAACTCAGTAGCTGATGCCACCAGCAGCATCCTGCTTGGTGATCGGCTGATCAACGTCCAAGAACGAGAGCGAGTAGTTGGTGTACTTGTCACCAGGCTTCTTCTCGCGATGCTTGACGCGGACCTTTACCGGAATGCCCTTCAGGTAAGCAGCCAGTTCCGGAAACGTTCCGAAGTTTTGCTTCGCCTGAGCAACGCCAGCGGTGAGGAGCTTAACAACTCCCTTCTTAGCGATCTCAGCCGACTTCGGGTGCTCGAGGTTGAAGCGCTCACGGAGCTTAGCCCCGGTGTCGAGCTTCATCTCAACGACGATCGTCTGGTGGCCAGCTTCAGTCTTCGTGACTTCAGCCTTCTCCACGCGACCCGTGTACTCGCCTTCCGGCACCACGCCGCCCGACTTAACTTCTTGAACGTCTTTATCTGTGAACGAAAACATCTTCCTAATTCCTCCCTAGATGTTTGTTGTTGCGAAATGCTTAGAGCGCTAGCTGCTTGGCCTCTTCGCGGATCTTGCCCAAGATCGCAAAGAGGTTCGGTTCCTCAAGTTCAGCCAGCGCCTTGCTACGCGTCTTGGCTTGAGTTCTAGCCGTCGTCTTCGTAACGAGCTTACGATTCTTCTCGGCATCCACGATCATGCGGTAGCATTCATCGAACGCAGGCATGAGGTATTCCTTGATCTTCTTCCCGCCGATGTCGGGGAACGCCTTCGGCAGACCATCATCGCCGTCAATGTGGCCCTCTAAAGCCGTCACGATCACGGTGTAGTGACCGAGATCGCGGAAGAACTTGAGGAACGCCTGCATCATGGCGGTGTATTCGCCCCAGGCTTTAAAGCCATCGTGCTCTTGCTGCATGCGCTTCAACACGTTCTGGGCGATCTCAGTCAGAGAGTCGATGTAGATGAACTTGTACTTCGCCTTCACCTCAGGACGCTGCACGAAGGCCATGAACTCCTTCAAGCGCTCAAGCCGCGCCTCTTCTGGGATCATCTCGCCTGTCTCGGTGCGAGCGAGCGGGATGGAGTCGATTGACGTGCCTCTGAGCGATGCAATGCCGCTCTCTGCATCAAGGATCAACACCTCGTTCTGCGGGAGCGTTGCAGCCATCGACGTCTTCCCAATGCCCGACGGGCCGTAGAGAAGAATGTAGCTAGGCTTAAACGCAATGTCCTTCGTGTTGAAGGTCTTCACTGCGTGCCGCCTTGAAACCACGACGACACGGGAACTTCTTGCTTCGATTTGTCTGCGATCTTCACCATCGTGCGAGGTGATGGAACCTGGATGCCGCGAGAGTAAAACGAGGCAGAACTAAGACTGATCCCGAGTTTCTTCGCTGCGACTTTGAGATGCTCGAATCGACTCACATAGTCGACGAACACCTTATTCTTTTTAAGCATTGTTGCCCTCCCTTTGTGAAGATGACTTAATCATTACTCACTTGGGTACACAAGCTTACTTACCTAAATTTACTTGATGCGGAGGATAAACTATGGCGCACAACGTCTACTCTACTTTTGCCGCGAGCTTCTACGAGCTCGGCTACAACGTGATCCCCGTCACGGGAAAATTCCCTGTGACGAAGGGCTGGAGTCACTGGTCAAAGCATCGCATGAGCCAGATGGAATTCGATCAGCTCGTTGCAGAGAACATGTCGCGAGCAAACGGCATCGGCGTCGTCTGCGGACTGGGAGTCGTTGCAATTGACATCGACATCGATAACCACGCGCTGATCGATCAGCTGCCGCCAACACCCATGAAGAAGTTCGGGAAGAAAGGTGTCACAGCCTTCTACCGGGTTGATGGTGAGTGGAGGTCACGTCGCGATACGCAAGTCATCCCGGTTGAGCTCCTCGCTGTCGGCGCGCAGACCGTGATGCCGCCGTCTATCTATCCGGGGCTTGATATCAAGAACGCCTCGCTTCGCTACCAGTGGGTGGGCGAATCAGATGGCCCGGTCGATATCTCAGAGCTCCCGCTTGTTCCTGATCCTCACGCTCTTTATGAGACGCTTAAGTCCTACTGCGTGAAGCACTCGATTGTTCGCGACATGAGGGCGCTGCAAGAGCGCAATCCTGAGGCTGATCGCCTTGGCACCGAGACAGCTGTGCCCGAGTACGGCGTAGGTAATCGCAACAATTTTCTATCAAAGGTGGCGTATGCCATCGCATGCGACATGTACATCGATCATTTGAGTGAAGAGCAGGCAGCGATGAAGCTCCTCGAGGTCGACCGCAAGGTCCACGGAGCTCGTGCCTGGTTCGATGACAAGGAAGAGACCAAGGGCAAGAGCGCAGAGGACGCGGCTCGCGAGTTCTTCCACCGAGCGTATAAGAAGGCCTCGCTTGATGATGAGATCATCGAGTTCAACCTGACGATCGAGGACACAGGCAACCCTGAGATCGAGGTGCCAGACAATAGCGTTGATACGCCGAAGTTCCTCTATAAACGCGCCACGACTCAAGAATGGCAGGACCTCATTAACGAAGTCCCGATCCTGCTCGAGTTCGCGAAGTTCCTCCACTCGAGGACTCCGGACTACAGCCCGTGCCTCGCCATGGGCGCAGGGCTCTCTCTTCTCTCGATCCTCTCTTCCAACATCTACGAGTTCAACGGCATCAGAACCAACCTCTACGCCTTCAACATCGCGCCGACTGGCTTCGGCAAGACCGCGCCCCAGCAGGCGCTCCATCAACTCCTGATGGCAACGCCTGGCGGTGAGGCTCTTCTGGGCTTTGAGTCCTACCGCTCAGCCCAAGCCATCTACACCGGGCTCAATCAGAACTCCCGCCATGCACGTATCGACATCCAGGACGAAGTCGGCGAGCTCTTCGTCAAAGCAGCCGACAAGAACAACTCCACCATGTCGACAGCCCCCGACGTCATGGCGAAGCTCTTCACCTCAAGCGCTACAACGCTCGGCAAGCAGGCCAAGATCAAGGGCGATAAGAACGACTCTCAGATCGTCCCGGTCTCGAACCCCTTCGTTACCTGGTTCGCCTCGACCACGCCGTCTGGCTTCCGTTCCTTCATCCTCAACCAAGCAATCGTCTCGAAGGGCCTGGCCGGCCGCGTTCTCTACTTCATCGAAGACCGTGACGCCATCCTCGCCTGGCGGGACATGTCGATCTACTCAGCGTCAGTCAAAGACCCGCCTCCACACCTCATCAACTACGCAGCCGAGCTCCTGTCGCTTGCCGTTGACCTGGGCGACACAGGTGGCGGTGTCCTCGACTCAACAACGCTCAGGCCCATCAAGGCCCGGCCGATCAGGGCACCGAAGGATGTCGCAGACCATTACTCGACGCTTGTGCACGAGAAGATCAGGACGGTTGGCGTCACGCTTCTTCGAGAGGTCCGAGACGTTGATCCCTTCGCCGAAGAGCCGCCGATGGCACGGATCCTGGGTCAGGGGCCTGTGCTCTTCGCCAAGCTCTGTGCGCTCTACTGGCTTGGCCACGGGCGCTGGGCTGCACCGCTCAACCGCCAAGCAGTCGACTGGGCATACCGTGTGTACGAGGCGTCGCTCGCTAACGTCGAGTACGTGTTGGCGTCTGAGTCGCATGACGTGCAGGCTATCCGCTTCCAGAAGTCGATTGAGAACTGGCTCATGCAGCACTCCGACCGATACCACCGGGGGGATAACCTCAAAGCCAAGGTCGGCTACTTCTGGAAGAAGATCATCGGCCGCCAGCCGACGGTTCCGGAGATCGACGGGTACTTCAAATCGCTCCTCAACACGGGCGTTATCGCTGACGCCGGACACGATAAGAGCGGTCGCCGGGTGTACTCGATCCCCCGACCTGAGCTTCAGGAGACGCTCGAAAACTAAGGAGGAGCTATCCCGCTGCAATTGCTCGGGATAGCGTCCGTTCCTACGATTTCCTGCCTAAAACCCCTATAGAGAGGAGAGGCTGAAAAAGCCGGACGAGGGGGGGGTCTTTAGGTATATTAATAAAAAAACCCCCTATATATCTCTCTATAAGAATAAGAACTCAGTAACTTAGAACTGCCTGGCTGGCCACTAGGCGCTGGAATGGTTTCCGGTAGTTGGCCGCAGGAAACTGACTAAATTACCTAAAATTGCCACACTGCGTTAATATAAAAATGTCGCAATAGGTGTCGCGATCGGTTCAGGAGCCGACGACCTTCTTGCACTTTGAGAGCTGGGTTGAGACGCGTACAAGCTGCGTTGGCCCAGCCTTCTTAAGCTCTGGCTTGATGGGCTCGATGTGAACCTCGCGGTCGTTCAGACCTGCCCACCAGCCACCCATATAGACGATGCGCCCTACCCCACGGCGGATGATGTGGCTCTCGTACTGGACGATGTCGCCTACGGCTATCGTCGCATCAACTGCGGCGGCCTTCTTACTCAATAGTAACTCCGGCGTATCGAAGCGAGCCCAAGCAGATCGCTCGAGGCTCTGAGTCAGTCCACGACCCTTCGAATCCATCTCCGCGCAGTCGGTAGATGCAACCACCGTCGGGCCCGCGGTCAAAGTCGATATGCATCTGTGGTGATCGGCCCGCTTGTCTTAGCCGGTCGCTCAACTCTAGAAGCACATCGAAGGCTGCATGCATGTCCGTGGCGTACGGCTTCGGATCGGGACCATAGGGCCCTCGCACATGGGCCGTTACCCCCTGCAGCTCCACTGAGGGCACGGAAAGCGGGAGGTGCATGAACTCGCTGTGCACCAGCTGGGAGATGAGAGCATCGTCCGGTCGGTTCATGTCAGCTGCTCCCTGTCGACTAAGAGCGCCGACACCACGTTCAATAGTTCATACTTCTCTCTCAAGTCCTTAACCTCCCTCTTGAGCATGGCGATAGTTTGCCGGTCGCTCGGCTTCCGTTGCTTGTTCTTTGTTGCTCTTGCATTTCGGATCTTCGACATGAGGTTCGTTCTCATCGTGGTGCGATCCGAAAACAAGATGTGGAAAAAAAATCGTGGTTGAGCGAGCTCATCGCGGTGCACGTAAGAGCACCTCCTTACGAGGGAGATGGGGCTTAGGTCGCCGTTGATGACGAACAATTCATGAGTTGCGTCGACGACACGGTGCCGCTCGAAAACAGTTTTCGTTGAGCGTGAAGCGCACTTGCCTGAGAGACAAGTGGTCGTGGGATGTTGACCAATGTCTACGACGCCCGACGGCGCTTGAACGCGTTGAGCACGTCGTTATGGCGTAGACTCATCTCGATCTTGCGCACGTATGCCATGGTGGATGAAATGTTCTTGTGCCCAAGGTGGTCTTTCAGGAACAAGATGTCCTTACTTCCGGAATACAGGAATGCTGCGAAGGCTGACCTGAGTGAGTGAAGCGAGCTGCCCTGAGGCATACGAAGCCTCCGCTTGTACTTGGCGTAGAGCTTGCGAAGGGAGACCTTGCGGCTCTCGATGAGGTCAGCGTCCGACTGGTGGCCGCCAAGCCACTCGTAGGTGCGGAGATAGCGTCTGAGCTGGTGAGCGAAGTCAGGAGGCAGTGGGACAGGATGGTCGAGTGATCCTTTAACAGCGGTAATCTCGCACACAGCGCGCTTTGATGAGACGTGGATGCAGTCCTCGGTCAAGGTCACCATCTCGTGTGTGCGCCCACCAAGACGCAGGAAGGCCTCCAGCACGAGCCGGTCGTTCGGGTCCTTGATGTATCGCTCGAGGTTCTCGAGGAGTGTTGAGGCTTGCTCAGGACTTAGGTTTAGAGCCACGGCGTGCGTCCTCCTCGTTAGAAGCGTTCTTCGAGCGGTCCTTGGTGCGTTCGCGCCTTAAGCGTGTCTCGTCCAGCACACGATCCACGCGGTTGTTGAGCTCCCTGAGCCAAGAGGTTTTGATCGGGGGCTTTGGCGTCTTAGGACTCATCGTGGACGGCCTTTCTTGCGAGCCCTCGGCGTGTCAGCGTCCCTCATCCGCTTGATAGCGCGCGCTACGTCAGCTGCCTTCGCCCCGGTGATCTGAGACACCCACACCACGATATCTTCATCCTTGTAGTGTTTGAGAGCATCGACGAACCGGTCAACGGCGTGCGCTCTAATGGTAGATACGTCAGCAGCGCCGGAGTCGATAAGGTGGCGCACATCCTTCACTCCTTTACTCACGGCCTTGAGGCCTTGTACGGCGACCTGCAGGCGCTGAATGATCTCTTCGCTGAGCCTGGCCATGCTAGCGACTTCCTTTGATGTGAACGGCTTCGTATCGACAGGTGATGTTTTTCTCATGCGTGGAGTCCCCTTGGGCTTTGGTGGTTAATGGCTCAGGCCTATGCATTCTTCGTTCCTCTCGCCTTGAGCTGACAAGGCATGGCTACGAAGATTCGAACGTTCGTAGCGTTTCTTTGCGGCATAAACAAGATGACTCTTATCGATTGGCGTTCATGATGTGCGGTCAATGTTTACTCGCACTCGCTTATTGTTGTGGGCGAGCGCACGACGTCATCCACGACGCATCCCCTTACTCAGGTTACAGTTTCACGTGAAACAGTTTTACTTAGGTACTTGATGTGCAACTCGCTCGCCACGATTTCCGACAAGCGAAGTGCGTGGAATAATGGCGCTAAAGTAATTCATCGCGCGTAGCGCATGCGGAACTTCTGAACGGATTCATCGCAGCAACGCGTGAGCTCGAGCCAATATGAAGGGTTCATTAAGTAATTTCTGAGTGTAAAACTAATGAGCAAAACGAAGGTGAATCTGAACCTAAAATTCTAAAACTCTCGAGCTAGGTTTCTAAAAACACCATGTTTTCCAATACTTACCCGCTCGCTTATAGCCCTACCCGAGCGATCTGCACACAAATAGCCTGCGCGGGCTATGTGCGCACATGCAGTTTTCATATGAAGGTTTCGTTTCGACTGCTGAGACCCGGGGGTGGGGGTGTTTTTTTCGATGAAAAATTGTATTTGGTCGCGCCTCCCACAAAAAATCGGAAAAACAAAAAAACCGACGCGCCTTACCTTACTCAAGTAGGTACTCAATCGTAATCTGTTCCCACGATGCCTGTACCCATCCGCAGAACGTATATCGTTGAGTCAGCCCCTGTCACAGAGCCCGCACAGCAAGAGCCGTTAAACACGGTTGTAGAGCGTGTAGCAGCCCAAATTCCTCTGCCATCCCCGCTCCCATTGGTGGTGCAGCAAGTCGAGATCCAGCTAATTTCTCGCGCACTCGAGTCCTCCGGCTATTGCGTAAGTAAAGCCAGCGGAGTACTCGGTATCTTACGTACTACGTTACTCGATAAGGTACACAAGTACGGCCTGAAGCAAGAATTGCCAGGCTATGCGGCCAAGCTCAGGGAGCGAGCTCGTCGCAGACAGTACAAAGAGACCGGGGTGTGGGAGCCATGATCGATACAATCGGCCATTCGCCATTTGAAGCCTTGAGCTTGGTGTCAGCCACAGCTCTGTTTTCCATGTTTTTCATCAGCATCATCAGAAAGGACATCTAATGACCCCATCTCTCAGACTTCTGGCGCTTGCCACCACCACGGCGATCGCCTGCAACGACGTAACGCCTCCGACAAGCGTCGTTACCGCCCCTCCCCCCTCCTCTACGGTGGGTGGAACGATCAAACTCGAGGCCGCAGCAAGCGATGACTCAGCCGTTGCTCGCGTTGAGATGATGATCGACGGAAAACTCGTCGCAACGGAGAAAGAAACGCCTTATTCGGCCACTTTCGACACGAAAACACTCCAAGACGGCGCCCATACGCTTGTTGCGATCGCGTTTGACGAGAAAGGCAACAAGACGGCGTCTGCTCCGGTCAGCTTCTCGGTCAAGAACGTCGTACAACCCCCCGTTGACCCGCCTACCCCGCCAGTTGCTGGCTGGACTGACTTCAAGCTCGCTCCCGACGCGATCAAGATCCATGTATCATCCTCTTTGGGTCTCGATTCAAACGACGGGAGCGAGTCGAAGCCTCTTAAGACCCTCAAAGCCGCTTATTCGAAGCTCCGGAACGGCAAGCCCGACCACTTGGTGCTTAAGCGTGGCGACACGTTCAAGGAAGCCTTCCCTTACTGGGAGAAGTCAGGTCGCTCAGCGACTGAGCCCATGGTGATCGGCGCGTATGGCGCTGGCACTGCCCGCCCTGTGGTGTCATCTGACGGTAACGTCCTCTCGACCCGCTCAAACATCAGCTTCATCGCAGTCCAGGGCCTGCGCTTCACGAGCCTCAACCGCGAGCCAGGCAGCTCGACGTTCAATACGAACGTGTCGAGTGACGCAGCCATCCGCTGGATGTCTAGAGGTCAGTTCCTTTTGCTTGAAGACATGCTTATCGACTTCCATCGCGTCGGTATCGTCTCAGAGCAGCCCGAAGCCCAGATGGAAGGCGCGCCGAAGGGCTGGACGAAGTGCGCAAGCTACTTCAAGAACCTCAAGATCCGCCGCTCAGTGATCGCGAACAACTGGAGCTACCCGTCAACCACGGAGGCTCGCAAGGGCGGCCATTCACAAGGTGCATATCTCCAGTGCGTTGATGGTCTCACCATGGAAGAGAACTTCTGGGACTCAAACGGCTACCACAAGGCCGTCTCTGGCGCTGTGCCCACGCAGTTCAACCACAACGTTTACTTGAACGCGAAATCAAAGAACGTCGTGGCCAAAGGTAACGTCTTCTCTCGAGGAGCAGCGACTGGCATCCAAGTCCGCACGGGCGGGATCTTTGAGAACAACTTAGTTGTCCAGAACCCTCAAGGCATCACCTATGGCATCGTTCGCGGCGGGAACAACCCGGAGGATCCGCAAGTTGTTCAAGGTGGCGTGACTGGCACGATCAAGGGGAACGTGTTCTTGGAAGGTGTTGACCTCGACGCCAATAACCCGCGCGCTCTTGCCGCTCAGATCGGCAATCTCAAGGACGTCGAGATGAGTGATAACGTCTTCGCCCACTACTCGCACATCGGCAAGCCCTACAACCACGGGTCAGTTGCGATCGACTGCGGCAACGGCATTGGACTCGGTAAGCTTGTCATGAAGAACAACGCGACGTGGAAGTGGGAACCCTGGCTCACGACCTCTGGCCCTTGCAAGAACAAGCCTGAAGAGTCTGGCACGGTGAAGACGAAGGCGATGGAGAAGAAGCTCGCTGACTACGCTCCTGACTTTTTTGAAGGCGCACGTAAGCAGTCGCGACTCACTTGGAATCAGAAGTACACGGCGACTGAGGCGGTCAAATACTTCCGCGCTCAGTTCGGTAAGTAAGAAACGGCAGACGGGGCACATCTATGGCTCCCACAGCTCCAAGATCCCCGTCTTTCGACCCGGCATCCTCAGGTTAAGCCTGACCGCTCACCGGGGAGCGGTCTGACAACCGGAACAGCTTTGGTGACAGCCCGGAGAGACGGGCGCTTTTGAAGAAGGAGTTTTCATGATCCCAGTAGCACCGAAATCGATCCAAGGACTCGCGAGCGCTGTTGCTCGTCGCGAAGGCAAGAAGAGCCAGGCCCGCATTGGCGAGGTTCGAGAGATCCTTGGCATCGTCTCTGATCTTCTGATCGAGACGATGGTCGTGGGCGAGAAATCAGTCGAGCTCCCGATCGCCGTTGTCCTCTACGAGGCAGGCGTTGCGCGCAAGAAGAAGAAAGCCAAGCCCAAGGGTGGCTTCGCGACCATCACCAAGATCAAGCAGCGAAGGAAGTGAGGCGGAGCAGACCTTAAAAAAAAGAAAGGTCTGTTACCTATGAAATCGATACTGTTCTCAACTCTTCTCACCGCGATCTCGGCTCAAGCAGTCGAGCCGACTGTCTTCTGCCCGAGCCCACTCGTGGCTGCGTGCGTGAGCCGCGAGACTCCTCCGCCACCTCCTCCTCCTGTTCCCGTGCCGACTCCTCCCCCCTCTGGCGGTGTCGTCATCTCGCCTTCTGACTCGCTTCAAGCGGCTGTCGATAAGGGCGGCACCGTGGTTCTCAAGGATGGCGAATACAAGGGGCCAGTCCGGATCAAGAAGGATGGCGTCACACTCGTCGCTCAAAACGCAGGCAAGGCTGTGATCAAGGCCGACTCAGGCGACAACCTCATCATCGACGCCTCGAACGTCACTGTTCGCGGGCTCGTCCTTCGCGGTGGCGGTGTGAGTGGAAAAGAATCTCACCATAACCATTTGGCTGCTAACCGCGTCGAGCGCGCGAGAGAGGAGATCCTCCTTGAAGACCTCACGATTGAAAAAGCAAGAGGTGTTGGACTGGCTCTTAACGGTGACAAGATCACAGCACGTCGACTTGTTGCGCGAGATAACGGAGCAGCTGGAATCGGCGGGAGTCACGGAGAGGAGATACTTCTCGAAGACTCTAAGATCTTCGGTAACAACCTCATCGAGAAGAGAAGTGACGGTGGAGGTGGGAAGTTCACGCGTACGGATCGCGTGGTCCTTCGACGTGTTGAAGCCTATGGAAACGTAGGGCCTGGCATCTGGTTCGATATCTGGAACACGAACACGACCATTGAAGACTGCTACTCCCACGACAACCTGGGCACGTCTAACATCCACGGTAAGGGGATCATGCTTGAGCTTCATGGTGGAGATAAGTCAGGCAAGCTCTCTGGCAAGTCGCGCCTCATCCGAAACCGGGTTGAGAACAACGACGTAGTGTCAGGGCGCTCGAAGGACCATCAGCGCGGGTTCAACATCTCGTCTGCTGCTGGCATTGAGATGATCGATAACATCGTTGCAGGTGGCGACACGCTCAACCTCAAAGACGCCTCAGGGCGCGAGATCAAGACACAAGACATCACCATCCGGGGAACGAAGTTCCTCTCTGGTGGCCGCATCAACTGGGACGGGGCTTCTAAGTCCTGCTGCAAGATCGAGGAGTAGAAATGTTTAGGTGGCTCAGGCAGCTCTTCTGTTACCACGTGTGGGCGGTTCGTCTGCCTGAGTCACCGCTCTACATCTGCATCCACTGCGGCAAAGAGTCCCACGCAAGGAGTCTCATCTAGTGCTTAAGCTACTCTGCCGTATCGGCATCCACAACGCCAAGCCCACTGGCATGTTCTACGTAACGAAGACCAAGGAAGAGTCTGAGGTCCGCCACTGTCGCTGGTGTCGCCGCGGGATCGTGAGGCTTAAGGATCATGTCGTCATGCTCACGCCAGGCTTCATGCGTGATGCGGGGTATGGAGGTGGGAAGTGACGTTCGGTGAGGCATACAATAGCGGTCGTCCATTCCGTCGAGAAAGCTGGGATGAAGGGCGTTGGATTGGGCCATTCAAGCACTATGAAGTTCTTCCTCTCCTGGTCGAAGACTGGTTCGGGACTGACTACGAGGTTAAGCCCGTTGAGCCCAAATGGCTGAAGATCTGGTACTCGACGCGCTATGAGGGCGGCCTGATTGGTAAGCCCACGAAGACCCTTGGAGAGAGCGACCGGATCCTCCTCATCGACTCGCGGCCCGTGAAGGCGCTGGTTGAGGCGATGAAGCTGGCGAAAGGCCGCTTCTGGGATGACCGCGCTATCGACGCTACTCAGATTGAGTCTGAGCTTTGCGCTGTCGAGCAGCTCCTCAAGGAGTCACCGTGACTAAGGTCAAGTATTCAAATGGGCGAGAACTGATTCACATCTTTAGGCGCATTCCGCATTCGCTTCTGTGCATGTTCAAACTGAGCATGCCGATTGATCTCTACCGCGCGGATGGCCAGTGTCTGGCTATCGCATGCAGCTGTGGAAAGGTGTTCTGGAGGTTCGATCCATGACCGACGAGAAGAAGCCCGCCAAGACATTCACCGAAATCATGAACGAAGTCACGAGGGACGAAAGCTTCCAAGTCGAGTGCCCCAACTGCGGCACCAAGGTCTTCTTCAAGATGATGAACGACGACGGCACTCGGTGCTGCTTTTGCCCAAGCTTGTTTATGCGAGCCATCCTAGATTTGAAGAAGGGGAGTGGGCAATGACCTCCCCCGAACAACTCCGCCGCTGGGTCTCGATGCACGGCGACCTCCCCGCAGGACAGACAGCTGAGAAGCTTCTGACGGCGATCTACGCGCTAGAGGACATCTTGACTGAGTGCCGACAGGCCCGGGCCTTCATGGCGACAGACGACAAAGGCGCAGCACTCGAGTGTCTGCGAGATATCGAGGAGTGCGTACGCACGACTCTACAGAAGATCAGGAGGGAATGATGGCTGAGTACGCAGCAACGATCGTGTTTCTGGCGATGTCGGGGGTGTCGGCACTGGCGTTTCTAATCGGCTACGCGCAAGGTGAGCTTAGCGCCAGGAAGAGGCCCGCCGAGCGTATCGCGGCAGGAAAGGATGGGGAGTGATGGCGAAAGAAAAGTTCCCGCACTACTGGCTTTGCGACGACTGCGCGACCGCTAGGGGCGGCATCTGGCCAAAGGGCCACGTCTGCACGGTGACCCAAGGCGACTGCAAGTATTGCGGCATGAAGAACGCCATCCTTATTCCATGGGTTGATTACAACTGGCCTCGCGACAAACAAGCCGACCTGAAGGCGAAGGTGACTCGTGACTAACGACGCCCAGGCCATGAGCGTGGCGAGAGAGCTAGATGAACTCCTCAGCGATGTTCCTACAGGTGGGTACGACAAACGAGTCGATCTCATCGAGCACGCCCTGATCCAAGCCGAGCGCAGGGGTGCCGTTCGCGAGCTAGAGCGCGTGAAGTCTGCCATCGCAGGCCAGATTCAAATCTACCGTGAGCAGCGGAGCACATCGGATGCGGCGGCACTATTGCCGTTGAAGCGGGCAGTGGATCACTGGCTAGAGTTCGAGCAGTCGCGTGGCGCACTCCTCGACAGCGGAAAGGGTGAGCTATGAGCGACGGCCCTGAAAGCGTGGCGAGGCGACTGATCCGCACGTATATCGGACACGAGGTATGCGACGGGCCCGTTAACATCGCTAAGTGGGATGACCTAGCGCTGATCGTCGCACAAGCCCTCCGCGCGCACGGCGAGGCTGAGTATAGACGTGGGGTGAAAGAAGCGTCGAGGAACGTGCCGAGTGAGGAGATGATTGATGCGCAAGCTAGAGGCTACATCTCAACAAGCTATCCGCCTGGCCCTAATTTCATTGAACACCTTAGACATGGATTCAGGTTAGGTGGCCGGTGGGTCGCAGACTACGTACTCGACAGCGCGCTCGTCGCGAAGGGGGGTGGGGATGAGTGAGTGGTTCTTGGGATTGACATCGTACTCGCAGCTTCTCTTCATTGTGTGGGCCGGCATCGTCCTGATGGTCTGGGCTCCATTCACGTCACGAGGGTCCAAGCTATGACCGACCGCAAGGCATGGGCCGAAGAGATCTTAGATGAGTGGCGTGAGTCAGTCTCTGACTACCAGGTTATGTCGCGCTCTGATTGGAGGAAGCTTGTCGCGCTCATCGCAGACGCTCTGCCGAAAGATCCGCCCGAAGAGGAAGAGATGGAGCGCGAAGCTCTCCTTCAAGGCAACAAGAACGGCGCATGGCTCGAAGACAGCTGGCACGCTGGCTTCTCTACCGGGGCTCGCTGGGCAATTTCCAAGATGAGAGGTGCGAAGTGAGACGGGCCGTCCGACACATGCTCAATCGCCGCTTTGGCCACACCATTTGCGGCAGGGACGAAGTCTGGCGCGTCGTCCAGGACTGGAAAGACGTAACGTGCCAGCGTTGCCAGAAGATCGCGCAGAGGCAGCAAGAGCCTAGCGTGGTCGAGCAGAAGCCAGCTACTACGAGCAAGGACACGGCAAGCCGATGAGAACAGGCCATCGCGCAGGAGCCGGGCGCACCATCATCTCCCCTGCCCTCTCGGAGGGCGACGTCTGCAAAGTCCTTACTCTGTATCGCGAAGGTCATAGCGTTCAGTCCATCGCGAGGAATCTAAAGCTCACAACCGCCCGGGTTCGCGCCGCAGTTCTAGAGGCTGGCCTCATGCGACCCTCGACGCAGGCTAAGGCAGCGCGCGCAGCATTACTCAAGTAATTACTGAGCAGCGCAACATGAGTACTTACTTTTCTACACAGTCTGTTAACTTTAGAACACGATGTGGTTCTTTGGTGCGCGAGCCGCGACCTTCCGCATGGCGGGGCGAGGGAAGAGACTAGAGGTAGAGGCTAGGTTCAGTCGTCCGACGACTTCGAGCCGTCAGAGCCCTTCTTGCGATAGACGCCAAAGGCGACGCGCATGAGATTGAGCTTCTCTTTCTCAGGAGTGGGGCCGAAGAGGATCTTCTCGAGCATATCGAGAACGAACTGCGCTGTTACGTCTTCAGGAGTGATTGCTTCTTTGCGAAGCGCGCCTCGCGGCTTCCCTTTGCCAAGGTTGAGTACTTTGTACAGTCGATTGCCGACGAACCACTGGTCCGGGGTTTTGCCCGTGGGAGTTTTGTATCCCTCTTTTGCGAGGATCTTAGCTATCTGCGCAGCGCTTTTTCCCTCCTTGCGTAACTCAGCAATACGCAGATCCGGATCCTTATCATCTTTCATAGTCTTAAAACTGTAAATTACGTGGAAAGGGGGCGTCAAGTGCAGAACGGGAGAGGGTACACATTTGGTACAGAAAGGCAGCTTCGTGCTGCGGAGGAGTACTACCAAAAGGTACTCACCATCAACGCGCTCAGGAACGCCGCCCTTCGCAGCTGCCTAAATATAGCACATACGAGTCTGGAGGAGCTGCTTCAGATCACGGCCGTTGAAGAACTGCACTGCAAGGTTCGTGACACGATCCAGTCCATCGAGGCCAGGCTGGCTGAGGGGGTGGCAAAATCGACCGTAGCCCCGACGAGCGTCACGGTGGAAGTGTTGTGAGAGCGATCGTCCACAATCTCCAGAAAAAGCCTGAGGTGTTCTTGGAGCTCCTGTCGGGACACTGCCCAGACATCGTCCTTGCCCAGGAAGTCACAGACGGCCTGCCACTTGATGCGGCGAACGTGTCGAGCCTTGGCTACGGTACAGGCATCTACTCGACAACGGATGTCACGAACATCAAGCGCATCAACTCACCGCACGCTGAGTTCATCCCGACTATGCGAAAGAAGACAACGATCGGTACATCGCACGGTGTCGAGTGGGTGAGCTTCCACGGCTATAACGGCACGCCGTTTCGGAGCGCAAAGAAGCTTACAGCGCACGTGAGGGCGGCTCTCCAGGCACTTGGATCTGGCCCGTGTGTGTTCGCTGGGGACTTCAACACCTGGTCACAGACTCACTTTGAGTCGGTGAAGTTCGAGATGATCAAGCACGGTTTCACCGGCCATTACTCAGCCCCCTACAAAGATCGCCCCCTGGCACTTGATCACGTCTTTGTGCGCGGATTGTGGATTGAGAGCGCTTACTACTACGAGACGGCAAGCGATCACCCGTGCCTTGAGGTGGTGCTCCGTGCGTGAACTGAAGGTCCTCGTCCGCGGAACCGGAGAAGCCGGGCACGACAAGAACTACTACGAGCTGAGGACGCTTGAGCGCCCTACCCGTACACAGATCCGTGAGGCTCAAGTTGAACTGGGCTTCCCGCCGTCTGGTTACGAGGGGCCACATAACATCAGTTCAAAGAACTACCTCTGGAACTCCAATGGTCGCCGCATCGTTGGTTACGTGACCGTCTGGACGAGCAGGGCCACATGCGATTGACGTACTGCCCGTTTGCCAAGCGCACGGCGAAAGAGATGCCGACTCAAGGTGAGTACCGCAAGGGCCACCCGGAAGGCGCTGTCGTCCATTACACGGCGGGCCGCCACAACCTAACTGCGATCGATTCAGCGATTGCTAACGGCCTGTCCTATTTCCTCATCACGCACGACGGGACGGTCTACCAAGGCGCGCCGCTCAATCGGTGGGGTGTGCACGCGGGTAAGAGCGCTTATCCTGGGCTTGGCAAAGGCGTCTCTCAGTACCTCGTCGGGATCGAGCTCACCAATGCGGGGCTCCTCTCGGAGAAGGGTCTTGCGTGGTTCGGGCAGCCAGTCTCCGACTCACGACGGATCAAAGAGCCTCGTTATCAAGGTGAAGCGCCGGGCCTCTACGAGGCGTACACGACATCCCAGGAGAAGAGTCTCTTTGCGCTCCTCCAATGGCTCAAGTCAAACGCTCCGGACGTGTTCTCCTATGACTTCGTCGTTGGCCATAACGAGGTCTGCGTTCCCGCGGGTCGAAAGCAAGATCCGGGCGGCGCTCTTTCCATGTCGATGCCAGCTCTAAGGGAGGCCCTGAAACGTGCACGATAACGTTGATAAGCCAGTTCACTACAACTCGTCTCCTGCTGTCTGCACGTGTGGTCGGCGCATTGAGTGCATTGATGTCGCCAAACACATGAACTTCCCGCTTGGGAACGCGATGAAGTACATCTGGCGCGCAGGCCTTAAGGGTGAGGCGGTCGAGGATCTCAAGAAGGCGATCCAGTACCTCAAGTACGAGATCGAGAGGATTGAATCTAATGGCGCTTGATCAAAGCCGGCTCGTCCCTGAAGACCAGGACCTCTTCTACAAGGGTGGCCCATTTGATGAGACTGAAGCCAGGTCACTCATATCAATCATGCCTCCTGAAGCGAAGAAGACGCTCTACCGGTCGCCTGCTTTCTACTTCAAGCTCCCGGAGCACGAGCTCCAACGGCAGATTAAGCCTACTCCTCGCCTCAACCAAATCCGCATGGCGTTCTGGCGTGAGTACGATGCAGCGCAGTCGGCGATGGGGAAGATGACGCTGAAAGGGATCATTAGCTTCCTTGGCAATCTCCCGACGTTCTACGTGCGTGAGGCGCTCACCACGCCGAACCAACTCGCGTGGGTCCTCTGCCCACCGGTCAGTTACGAGAACACGCTAGAGGAGGCCTTACAGCGCGGGCTCCAGCGCGTAAACGAGATCCTCGACATCTCCCTCCATGATGAGGACGGGCGATTTGATAAGGGACGCGCTGAGCTCTTACTCAAAGCGGTGGCGTTCCTCGATGTCCGTAAGCACGGCATGCCGACTCAGCGCATCCAGCAGCACCAGATCCAGGAAGTGTCTGTGACACGTCGGGACGCGAAGCAGCTGGGCGGAGCCCGCGTTGAAGATCTTGATCAGAAGATCAAGCGCCTTGAGGCAGCCCTCCACGCCGAAGAATCGACTGAGCCCTTAAAGATCCCTGAGGTCGTCGACTGATGGATGAGCATCAGATCAGGGAAGACCTCCTAAAGGCTAAGCTCGCAAAGCTCGAAGCTCTGCAGGCACAGCTTCGCGAGAAGGAAGTCCTCCCCCACCGCCACCTTCTTAAGTATTACCCGTGGCAGCGCGAGTGGCTTGAGTGCATGGAACCGGTTCAGTCGGTTACCGCCGCCAACCAAGTCGGGAAGTCCTCGACCATGATCCGCAAGTGCATCGAGTGGGCGACGAACAAGACGCTCTGGCCAAAGCTCTGGCCCGAGAAGGTGAAGAAGCAGAAGATCAACCCTTCGCAGTTCTGGTATCTCTACCCTTCGCGCGAAATGGCCACGACCGAGTTCTACGACAAGTGGCTACCTCTTCTTCCGAAGTGCAAGAAGGGTGATCCCGAGTGGGAACAGTACGGCTGGACCGAGATCAAGCCCCCCGCACGCAGCGGTTCCTTGATTGGCGTGAAGTTCAACTCTGGCGTCTCAGTGTACTTTAAGACCTACACACAGGGGCTTGAGCACCTTCAAGCAGGCACGGCGTGGGCTGTGTTCTGTGACGAGGAGCTTCCCGTCGACCTCTTGCCCGAGATCCAGGCTCGCGTGAACGCCACCAACGGCTACCTCATCTTCGGTTTCACGGCGACGCTTGCTCAGGAGTTCTGGCGTCAGGTCATGGAGGTCGGATCCAAGTGGCCCAAGGCCTGGAAGCGGCAGATCTCTCTCTACGATTGCCAGGTCTACGATGACGGGCAGAAGACGCAGTGGACGAAGTCCCGCATCCAGCAGGTGATCGACAACTGTACCTCAGAGGCCGAGGTTCAGCGCCGGGTGTTTGGGAAGTTCGTAAAGGACGAAGGGCTCCTCTACTCGGCTTTCTCAAGGGACGCCAACATGGTGCCCTGGGAGCCCGTTACAGGTGACTGGCTCGCCTACGTTGGGATCGACTTTGGGAGCCAGAAGAAACACAACGGTCGGGCTCATCTCTCGTCGATCTGCTTTCTCATCGTCAGCCCAAGACTCGATCAGATTAGGCTCCTGATGGCCTGGCGTGGCCGCGAGGGCGAGGAGATGACAGCAGCCGATCTCGTCGAACGCTACCAAGACATGGCGCTCTACTGTAAGCACAAGATCGGCGGGCTCTACTACGATTTCTCGGCGGTAGACGTTGGCACGATTGCGAACCGGATGGGTCTGCCGTTTGAAAAGGCCGATAAGAACCGCGACCGCGGCGTGACGCTCCTCAACTCGGCCTTCAAGGACCGAGTGCTTCTTCTCACCTCACCAAGCGAGGCGTCCCTCCGTGAGGGGATACCGTCTGACTATCTGCAGTCTGAAGAACTGGCTTCAGAACTCTCGAACCTCGGCATGAACGAGAGTAAGTCTCGCCCGTCAGTCCATGACGACATGGTGGATGCCCTCCGCTACGCGCTCATCAAGATCCCAGTCGACTGGGATGAGGTGAGACTCAAGCGTGCCGAGCGCATGGGGCTTCTCTCCAAGGTCCAGTCACTCCGCCCAACCGTTCACCCGCTAGGGAGCCCCCAGGCTCGGCTGGCGTACTGGAATGGAACCGACATCCCCGCGCACATGCGGGAAGAGACAATCGAAGACGAGATCGCCTTTTGGGACGGCATCATCAATGGCGAGTAGCCAGGAGGAAAAAATGGAAGTGGATTTTTCAGGGCTTACGAAACTTGTCCAGGCCTGCGCTAAGGCGAACGTGAAGAAGATCAAGCTTGGAGACATTGAGATCGACTTTACGCATGTTACAATTGATGAGACTTACGTAACTACTAAGTCGGCGATAGAGTCATTGGGGGATGGGGCTTCCGGTCAAGAGAGCGCACAGGCGACTCTACGGCTGGATAGAGAAGAGCAAGATGACCAGGATCTTCTCCTAACGGACCCTCTCGAGTTTGAAAGGGTGCAGATGAGCTCATGAAAAAGATCCAGAACGCAGCTGACCTCGATACGCTCTACGTTAAGAGCGAAGAAGCCGACAAGGCTGACTTCGCCAAAATGCGCTCGGGCCTGATGCTCGTGGCCGGCGAGCATTACATGAAGAAAAACGCTCAAATGTTTGAGCGTCTGCGTTCGGCGAAGAACCTCGATGAGCAGGTGAAGCTTCGGATCTCTAAGAACCATATCGGTCGCATTGCTCGCCGGTACTCAAACACCATCATGACCGCAGCTCCCGGTGTAACGATCGGCCCCAAGCACAAGCGCGAGCTCCAGGACCAGAAGGCCGCTGAGCTTAACCAAGCCATCTGGAACGACGCCAAAGAGAAGTGCAACCTCCCCTCCCTCGTTATGCAGTGGGCGGACGACTTCGTCGGAATTGGCGAAGTCTGGACGAAGCTCTATTACGATGAATTCGCGGGAGCTAAGGTTGGCGTTGCCCAGGCCATTGATGAAACCGGCCAGCCGATCTTTGACGAGATGGGCCAGCCCGTCCCTGATGAGTCTAAGCCCGTCTACGAGGGCCAGATCCGCTTTGAAGAGATCTTCGCCTTTAACGTGCTGCGCGACCCCGCATGCCAGAACGTAAAAGAGTCGCCCTACCTGTGCATCCGTAAGGCTGTGACCGAGACAAAGCTCAAGGCGATGTTCCCCGATCACGCCGAGAAGATCCGCGCCAACGGCGAGACGCCTTTCTTGGTGTTTGACGTCGGTTCTGGCTACCGCAAGGGCAATGAAGACGAGCTCATCGTCAAGGAATGGTACATCCGCCCCTGCCCTGACTACCCGAATGGCTACTACTACATTCATACGGCAGGCGTGATCCTCGACGAGGGCGAGCTCCCTGAGGGCATCTTCCCGATCGTAGGCGAGCGCCTCGAGACGATCCAAACGAAGGCCCGTGGCATGTCAGCCATCGAGCCCTTGCGTCCTTTCCAAGCCGAGATCAATCGCTGCGCCTCCAAGATCGCCGAGCACCAGATCACGCTTGGCGACGACAAACTCATCATGCTCAATGGCGGCAAGATGTCTTCCGGTGGCCAAGTCCCCGGTGTCCGTGGAATCACTGTCAACGGCGGAGCGCCTACGATCCTTCCTGGTCGGTCTGGCGCTCAGTTTCTTGATTACCTCCAGTCCGAGATCAAGGGCATGTACGACATGGCCGAGCTCGACGAAGAGGAACTCAAATCGAACCTCGAACCTCACACGCTCCTCTACCGGGCAGCCTCCCAGAAGAGGAAGTTCTCGCGCTACATCAACCGCTTTGAGCTGTTCCTTAAGGCTGTGTGTCAGACCTACCTCCGCATGGCGAAGGTTTATCTGACCGAAGAGGCCGTTATCCTCGCCGTTGGCCGCGCAGAACAGGTCAACATCTCCGAGTTCAAGAACACCAATGACCAGTCGGTTGAGATCGTTGTTGAGCCAGCATCTGAGGATGTCGAGACAAAGCTCGGCCGTCAGCTTGTGATGCAGCACACTCTCCAATATGTCGGAGCGCAGCTTGATCCCAAGACCTTGGGCAAGATCCTTCGCAACATGCCTTACGCGAATACCGAAGAAGCGTTCTCCGATCTCACGATCGATGATGAGAACGCGACAAACGACATGCTCTCGCTCGATCGTGGAGAGCTCCCGTTGGTGAACATGTTCGACAATAGCGAGTACCTGGTGACACGCGCCACCGCTCGCCAGCGACAGTCGGACTTCAAGATGATGTCGCCCGAGATCCAAGGTCTCTACGACAAGTACATCAGTCTCCACATGAAGAACATCGACGCCAAGAAAGAAGCAGCTCTTCGCGCACAAGCGGGATTCATTCCTGATGGTGGCGCTCTTGTCGGCATCGACTTCTTCATTCAAGACCCGAATAACCCAGAGCGCACGCGTCGAGCACGCGTGCCGTATGACGCACTTGATTGGCTTGTGGCTAAGCTCCAGGAGCAAGGCACCTTTAAGAAGATCGCTCAGACCCTGCCTGAGAGCGCTGTGGCCCGCATGGCGCCCAGCTCTCCTGAGATGGCTGAAGCAGCCCGCCAGCAACCGGTGGCAGGTGGCGCACAAGCCGAAGTAGTTCCGCCCTCATCTACGCCAATGACGGCGTAGTGACCGCCGCCCTTGGAGGGATTTAGGGGCGGCCGGAGATCTTGCACATGTCAGAAGAAGGTAACGTTACATCAACCCCTGGTACTCCTGCGCCTACAGCGGCTCCGAGCGCTCCGACAGAGGCACCGTCCTCTGCGGCCGGCTCCACTCCTCAAGGCGGTGATATCACCCCTCAGGCAGCAGTGGCAGCCGCGCAGGCTCAAGCGTGGTCGCCTGACTGGAAGTACAAGTTTAACGGGCAAGAGAAGGAGCTCGATGAGTTCTTTCGTCCGCTCGCAAAGGACCCGACCTCTCTTGAGAGGCTAAAGGACTTCATCCAGCGCGCTGATGCGTTTGATGTGAGCAAGCCGAAGCTCAAGACATACGAAGAGAAGATCAGCCAATACGAACCCGTGATCCAAAACCTCACGAAGCTCAATCAGCTCTTTGAGAAGGGTGATCACGAGCGCGTTCTCTCTGAGCTCGGTTTCTCGGACGATATGATTCTAAATCTCGCAAAAGCGAAGCTTGATCGCATGCGAATGCCAGAAGATCAACGGAAGCTCTACGAGCAAAATACTCAAGTAACTCTTGAAAAAGAAGAGTTACTCAATCAGACTGAAACCTACAAGTCGCAGTGGGCGGAGGCTCAAGCGCAGTTAACGGAAGTCCAGCTCGATACGGAACTCGGGAGAGATTCCTATCAAGCCGTCAGGGAAGCTTACGACAAGCACCACGGGAGTGGGGCTTTTAAGCAGCTCGTGATTTCTAGAGGAGCTGTTCTTGTTAGCCAGGCTGGGAAGCACATTCCCCCCTCCGAACTTGTGCCGATGGTCGCAAAGGAATTTGCGCCCTTCATTACGAGCCCGGCAGGCTCGGCGACGCTGTCAGGGATGCCAGCGCCCGAGACCCAACAAGCTCAGCCCCCGCAAGGGATTGCGGTTCCGGGCACCGAAACTCCCACAAAACCAAAAGTTATTCCGCAGGTCGGACGTGGCTCAAGCTCGCCGGCCAAGACGCAAATTCGGTCACTCGATGACCTCAAGAAAGTGCGTGCAGCGGCATTCAGTCGGTAAGCAGTAGCATCCCAACCTAACGGGATCTTCTGCCTGACCGGCAGGAGATCCCTAAATGGCAACGTCCCGTAGCTTTAGCTCCATGTTGAATGAGTACCTCCCGACGGAGCTGCTCAAAGAAGAACTCCTCAAGCGCGACTGGATCCTCTCGAACGTCGAGAAGGATGACAACTGGTTGGGCGGAAACCTCGTGGTTCCCTTCCAAGGCGCCCGCGCTTCCAGCGTTGAGTTCGGCCAATTGGCTGCTCAAGGCGACATCTCCGAGTACCAGTACGTCCGCGGTAACGTTGCGGCGTACAAGGAAGTCTGGGGATCGCTCGTGTTCCAACACACCGACCTCATGCAACACGGCACGATCAGCGAGCAGAACTTCCTGAAGATGCTCCCTGACATGATCGACGACTTCATGGGCTACATGAAGGAAGTCATCTCGATCAACCTCGGCACCGGCCCTGAGTTCGCAGTCGTTTCCTCGTCTGCCGACGCAGCTACCGGCGTGTTCGTGGTTGACCGCATCGATCGCTTCTCGATCGGCCAGAAGTGCGTTCTCGACGACAACGACAGCGGCCCGACCGATGTCTACGTCATCGGCGTGAACATCGACGACAACAAGGTGACCTTGTCTGCTACCCGTGGCGGCGCAGCTGCTAACCTTGCAGCCTACACCTCGGCACAAGCGGCGAAGTTCTACCACCCCGGCGCACAAGCTAACTCCTTCACCTCGATCCAGTCGGCTCTTCTCTCGCAAGCAGCAGGCGGCTCGGCCCAACTCCATGGCATCAGCAAGACGGCTTGGCCCTACCTCCAGGCAACCAACGTCTCGGGTGCTTCGGTCACCGCGACGAACATCGTTGAGAAGCTCTTCGATTTCTACACGACGGTTCGCCAAAAGGCTCGCGGCAACGCGAACACCTTCCTCATGAGCTACAAGCACCTTGCGTCTGTGATGAAGCTTCTTGAGACCCAAAAGGGCGGCTTCAAAGTCACCCCGACCACGCAGAACGCTTCGCTCTACGGCTGGACCGAGATCGAGATCACGTCCGTTAAGGGCGCTCTCAAGCTCGTCGGCATCCAAGAGTGGGCTGATAGCTCAATCGTCGCTCTCGACCTCTCGGCGTTCAAGTTCTACTCGAACGGCATGATGAAGAAGCGTCAATCGCCCGATGGCAAAGAGTACTTCGAAGTCCGTGGAACCACCGGGTTCTCGTACATCGTCGACGTGGCTTGCTTCGGCGAGCTCGTCTGCTTGAAGCCGTCGACCTGCGGCGTTCTCCACTCGATCAGCTACTAAGTTCCCAGTTATCAGGGGAGCGTTCCGCGATGAGCGGGCGCTCCCTTTTTTCTTATCCCGGCACTCATAGGAGGCTTACACTATGATCACCGATCTTGGAACGAAGGGCGCTGCTCGGCCATGGCGCTAATTATTAAAACATTCGCAAGAAACGTCCCAACTGCGGGGGCTCCAGTTCCCGTGTCACAGACGCGGATCTTTGCGACCTCGTTCCTGCTGCGTGCGCGCGAGGAAAACGTTGGGAAGATCTTTATCGGCGACGCTGCGGTGAATTCGACAAACGGTATCTATCTGCTGGCCGGCGAGGCTCACGACTTCTCTGCCATGCCTGTTAGCCGCGGAGTCCTTCAGGTGTTTGACCTCTCGAAGATCTACATCACGTCTGCTGCCAACGGCGACGGCGTGATCGTGGAGTACGTCACAGAGGAACGGTAGCCATGGCTCGCGTTGGGATTATCCCCCGATCTAGCGGCAAGTCGGCACCAGCCCCTGCAAGCCAGGCTCCTAAGCTTGTGCAGACCTTTGACACCGCTCAGGACACCACGGCAGGGAGTCTTCTTAAAGTTAGCGGCGCGAATGCCGTGGCGTCGATCTCGAGCAACGCAGTGGCAGAGATCCCAAATGGGATATTCGGTGTCGCAGTCTCTAAACCCACCTCCACCACCGTTGACGTGCTCTTCATCGGAATTCTTGGTGGGTTCTCATCTCTCACTCCTGGTGCGCCCGTTTACGTTTCTGCTGCGGGCACGCCGACAACGACGCCTCCTCCTGGTGGTGTCCTTCAGCAGATCGGTTTCTCAGTCTCATCCACACAAATCTTTTTCATCCCTCAGCAGGCGGTTGCAAGAACATGAATTTCACAGGCGAAGAGTATTGGCGTTGGCGTAACTCAATCACTGAAATGTGGCTCGATGAGCAGAAGGTAAAAGTCGCCGAGCTCACAATGAAGCTCATGCAGAAGGAAGCTGAGCTTCACTCTGTAAAAGCACAAATATTTTTTCACACGGAAGTCGAGAAGAGGCGCTCAGCCCTTTGCGCTACACGTACAGAATACGATAAACTCAAGTCAGTACTCGAAAGTAAAATCGGTGAGTCACTCAATGGGAAGGTCATTGACGATTTCACGTATGAAGTCAGAGATCCTTCGTCACCTGACGCGCGGACGGCGGTCGCGAGCGGTCAAGGCGATGAGGGCTAATTACCTGGGGGGGTATTAGAAATATGGCACAAGTGAAACTTCTCAAGATTGGCTCGACCGGCATTCCTACGGAGTTCGATGTCGTCAACGACGAGATCACTCTGAAGAGCTTTGCAGTCGACGGCGGGGGGCCGGTCCTCTCTGCTACGGGCCTCGACATGAACGGTCAGAAGGTCAGCGACCTTGCTGATGCGACGGCTGCTGGCGATGCGGTCTCTAAGGGGTACCTCGAGACGGCGCTTGGCGATTACATCCTCGAGACGGAGAAGGGCGCAGCCAACGGCGTTGCTCCTCTTAACGGCTCCTCGAAGATCGACGCTCAGTACCTTCCTAGCTACGTCGATGACATCGAAGAGTACGCGAACCTCGCAGGATTCCCCGCTACCGGCGAGCAAGGCAAGATCTACGTCGCTCTCAACACGAACAAGACTTACCGCTGGTCTGGTTCTGCCTACGTTGAAGTGAGCCCCTCTGACGTGAACTCGGTCTTCGGTCGTACCGGCATCGTGACCGCGCAAGCCGGCGACTACACGACCGACCTCGTCACGGAAGGCTCAAACCTCTACTTCACGGATGCTCGCGCGCAGATGGCTGCATGGGACATGTCGTTCACGGCTGGCGAAGCGATCGCAGCTCGTGATGCCGTCTACGTGTCGGGAGCTGGCGAAGTCGGAAAGGCTGACTGCGGGACGCTCGCTAAGTCTGGCCTCTGGGGCTTTGCCAAGGCTTCGGCTTCGGCAGCCGCTTCGGTTGGCGTTCGTTCAAGCGGAAAGCTTGGTGGCTTCTCCGGTCTTACGCCTGGCGCGCGGCAGTTCCTGTCGAGCTCTGGCGCTATCACCGAGTCGCTCCCAACCGGTACGGGTAGCGTGATCGTGCAAGCAGGTGTCGCTCTAAGCGCGACTGAGCTCGGCATCCAGATCATGCAGCTCGGCCGCCGTGCCTAAGGTCCACTGATTCATGCGCCCCCGGGGTTGGGAGTTAAGCCTTCGCCTGGCCCCGGGGGAGCCGTTTTAAAGGAGATGCTGCACTATGGTCGACAAGATCAAGCCCCTCAAACTTGAGTCCCCGACCGGTGGTGGCACAGAGTCCGACACCTTTCCCACTGAGGTTGATCCCACGGAGGATTTCCTCTCCGCCAAGGGAGTCGCCTTTGACGGTGGCGAGACTGTCCATATTTGGTCCTCCAACAACGAGATCCGCTTCAAGGACTCGCTCGTCTCTGACCGCCCTCTTAAAGCTCTCATCAACGCTAAACTCCTTACGTTTACAAATTCGGTCACCTCAGCCACCTCAACCTTCAGCACGCACATGACCTTCCCGTTTCACGGCGTCAATTCGGGCAGCCAGGTGAAGTCGATTGTGGGTGTCGGGATGGTTGGCTCTGGCGTTACGGGCGAGGCTCGTATCTTTGATGTGACCAATAACCAAGTTATCGCTACCGGCACGTTTAACTCGGTAACTAAGACCATCTTCAACTTCTCAGCGCCCGCCAACATGTCAACGGGCGCAGCCGTCTGGGAGCTCCAACTCAGGCGCTCGGCTGGCTCCGGCTCAACTGTCGCGTCGCTCTTCTGCTTGGAATTGAGGTACTAATGGCAATCCTAAACAAGTATCGAGCCTACTGCCCAGCACACGGGGCGTATGTTGAATCCTGGGGTGAGGCCCCGCCAACGGTGTGCCCTGACGGCCACCCGGTGGACGAGGCAAGCACAACGATCATCGAGTCTCTCAATGGAGAGGTGCAGAAGGTTGAGGTCACAAAGCAACCCGACCCCTCGCCTTTCGCGCAGCCCACTTATCGCACAAAGCGTGAAGGCCGGGGCGTGATGACCGTGGCTCCCGGCGCCTCTGAGATCATCGACTACGTTCTGCCTGAGGAGCGCTATGTCTCTGGCGGGCGACTCATCGTCCAGGGAGCAAAGATCGGCGACTGGATCTCGGCTGAGATTCAGGACTCTAACGCTCTTATCCCTGAGCCCTATCGTGCCGCGACGTGTGAGGCCTGGCCGATGGTGGCGAAGTACATCATCAAGGAATTCGTGCCCGTGGCGCCCGAAGGCTGGACGAGCATGATGGAGATCAACACCTGGCCCCTCAATGCCCGGGTTACGGCGGGCCTCGCGCTCCGAGTAACCTACCACGCAGGGAGCGAGGAAGGTGAACGCAAGGTCGCCATCAACTACTACCTCACCAAGAGGCTCGCTTAAGATGAAGGTCGTCTTCACGCGGAACAAGTGGCCCGTCTCGCGCCTTATCTGCTGGCTCTCAGGCGAAAGGATGAGCCACGTGGCCGTGGTGTTTGAAGACGCCTTGGTGTTCCAGTCGAATCTCTTCGGTGTGAGTGTTGGATGGTGGAGCGAGTTCAAGGCGGCGCACCATGTGGTCGCAGTCGTCGACTACCCGCATCTAGGCGAGGAGTGCGAGAAGAAGCTCTACCACGCCGTGATCGATCGATTCGTCGGCCGACGCTACGACTTCGGGGCGCTCATCTACCTGCTCTGGCGTGGCCTTCGGTGGAAGTTCTTTAAGACGCGGCTCCCGAAGGAAAACCGTCTGGGTTCCCCGGGCGGGCTTCTGTGCACCGAGCTTGCCGCAGTCGTCCTTGAGGCCTTGGGCGTGGATGCCCCTGATAACGTGGATCTGATGAGCCCTGAGAGGTTTTTCCGGGCTCTGACTCAACCGAATCAAAAGAAGGAAGCTATCTCATGATCGAAATCAAAGTTACGACCGGCGACGACAAGAAGAAGAAAGCGTTTGAAGACTGGGAGGTAGAGTCAGCCTCGGCAACTCTGATCCGCGCCGAGGAGATTAAGCAGGACAAGGAACTGATGAAGCTCGTCAATGAGCACGTCGAGAAGAAGCAGAAAGCCATCTCCTCCATTGCTGACTTGAAGAAAGTGGCTAAGTCGAAGCTCCGCGAAAAAGCCCCCGAACCGGACCTAATCACTGAGGAAGATAAGGCAGCTCTCCAAGAGAAAAAACGCATCGACAAGAACCTGCGCGATATGGGGTTTAAGCCGAAGGGCTGATACAATGACTTTACTACTTACGTATACGTAAGTTCACAGGGGGAGAAATCAATGGAACAGGCAGTTGGCGTTAAAGATACGAAAGAAGTCGTTAAGGCAATTCTCGAGCTCGTGAAGGTCTCGGCCGACTTGCTCAAGGACGGCGCTCAAGTCCAGGACCTTATCGCAGGCTACGCCGCACTGGCTGGCGATCCCGTTAAGAAAGCAGCTCTTGAAGCCGCTCTCCAAGGCATCGGAAACATCCCCGCTGAAGTTAAAGACATCAACCTGGCTGAAGGGATCGAGCTTCTCGTCGCTGTCGCGCAAGAACTACCCGGCGTCCTGGCTGCCTTCAAGAAGGCCTAAGTTTAGATGGGTTGGCTCACTCTGATCCTCGAGGCGCTTCGTGCGATCCCGAAGATCATCCAGCTCGTTCAAACGCTGATGGAAGCTCAGCGCAAGGCTCAGGAACAGCGTCTGATTGATGAGACGCAGAAGGCGGTCAAGGATGGCGACACTCGAACGATCGAAGAGAACATTGGTAGTCCTCGTGCTGGGGCTCCTTCTGACCTCGACGGCGTCGTGCGTAGACCTTCGAAAGAGGGTTGACGCTGTCGTCTGGGTTGGTGACGCGGCGAACGCTGGCGTCTACCGCTCGGTGAAGTGCACGCCCGCAGCTGAGCTTGAGGGCCTTTGCAAAGTGAAGTGTCCGAAGGACGAGTCCGAGTGCAAGGAAACCTACGAGGAGTTCCTGCCAGCGAGTCATCCTACGTTTAACCGTATGCGCGCGTTTCTCGACGACGATCTAAATCGCCTGCTCGAAGAAGCGATGAAAAAGTGCGGAGGCAAGTAAATGGCAAATATTGACGGCGTAAATCCTCCGGTCCTCAACGACCAAGACTATGTTACCAAGATCAAGAACTCCCTTGATGCGATCGATGATCACGATCACTCATCACTCAAGGGCGTCCAGATCCCGACTGGCGGTATCGCCAACGGAGCCGTAACTGACGCTAAGGTCGCAGCCGGAATTGACGCCGCCAAGATTGCCGATGGCACGGTCTCGAATGCTGAGTTCCAGCACCTGAATGGTGTGACCTCTGCGATCCAAACGCAGCTCGACTCCAAAGCTACAGCGACTGGCCTCTCTGACCACTTGGCTGACACGACGGACGCTCACGACGCATCAGCTATCTCAAGCGTGCCGGCTGGAAACTTGGCTGCAACCGACGTGCAGTCAGCACTCAATGAACTCCAAACGGACATCGACACGCGAGCCACGAGCGCAGCGCTCACCTCCCACACGGGAGCAGCAGTAGGCGCGCATGCGGCGAGTGCTATCTCGAGCGTGGCAGCCGGTAACCTGGCAGCGACCAATGTGCAGTCGGCGTTGAACGAACTCCAGTCTGATATCGACACCCGGGCGACGACTGCCGCGATGACCGCAGGGGACTCTACGGTGGCGACTAACGCTGCGACGGCTCTCTCTAACCACACCGGCAACGCAACAAACGCGCACGCTGCCTCTGCTATCACAAGCGTTGCTAGTGGAAACCTTGCAGCAACGACCGTGCAAGCGGCTCTTGATGAGCTTCAGACCGATGTCGATGGTCGCGTTGCAAAATCGACTGCGACCACCAAGGGTGACCTCTTGGTAGCGACGGCAGCCTCGACGATTGCACGCCAAGGTGTCGGCTCAGACGGCCAGATCCTCACGGCTGATTCGGCTCAAACAAACGGCATTAAGTGGGCAACACCTGCATCGGCGCCCTCCTACAGCTTCGAGACCTCAAACCTTGCCGTCGCGGCGTCGGTGGGCTCAAGCGCTCTGACGGTCTCTCTCAAGGACGCTTCCGGCTCGGACCCATCGGTAGGTAGCCCGGTCAAAATCGGTTTCCGAAGCTCGACGAGCACATCAGGCGTCTACAACCAACGGACGGTGTCTGCCGCGACTAACGTGGTCGTTTCGTCCGGCTCGACTCTGGGTCACGCTTCCGGCGATAGCCGCTACATCTACGTCTATGCGCTCGACAACGCGGGAACGGTCGAGCTGGCTGTGTCATCAGGACTTTATCTCGACGGGTCGCTCGTCTCGACGACGGCGGAAGGCGGCGCAGGTGCTGCTGACTCCAACCATGTGATCTATTCGACAACCGCAAGGACCAACGTCCCGGTGCGAATGATTGCCCGCCTTACAGTTAACCAGGCAACGGCTGGTACCTGGGCGTCGAACCCAACGGCCATTGTGCTGACTGCTCCCGGCTTTGCTGAGAGTGAGCCCGTGGTGGCGAGATACACGACGGCAGCTGGCCAGAGCATCGACAACGCAGCTAATGAGATCATCGACTTCGGAACGAAGGACTTCGATTCCTGTGGATGCGTGACCACTGGAGCCTCTTGGAGATTCACGGCCAATTCCGCAGGCAAGTACGAAGTTGTGGCCTCAGCGCTCTACGCGTCTGCGTCGTTCACAGCAACGAACGCCAACGACATTCAAGTTTGGAAGAACGGTTCTCGGCAGTCGATTGGTACCGTTTTCATTCCAACTACAGCCACCCGGTCGGTGGCCGTGGCGGTGAGCGACATCGTGAGCTTAGCTGCTGGCGACTACATCGACATTCGCACAAGTCACAGTGAGGCCGCGCCCCGCAGTCTGCTTTCTAACGCTCAATACAACTTCATCACGATCAAGAAGATCGGGAACTAAGGAGAGCTAGGCAATGAAACGGTACGAGATCAAGCGGCTCGACGGGACGATTGGGTGGAGCGCTGAATTTGAGGCCGACTCGGAAGCGCAGGATTGGATCGCGTTGAACAGGGCGAACGGCTCCTGGGGCTCAGCGGCGGAACATTCAATCGTAGTAACCGATCTGACCGCGGAGCGAGCAGCTGAGAAGCAAGAGCGCCAAGACCGCAAGCAACGCCTCCGCGCTGCGAAAGCAGTGTTGGCGAGCGCAGGCACGCTTACGGCCGCACAGACCAAGGCGATCCTCAAAGACATGGTCGATGAGCTTGGGATCGGAAGCTAGAGCGATGAACGACAAAGACAGCCAAAAGCCCTCCTTCTTTCACGAAGGCACCTGGCTGCCTGTGTCATTGGTCCTCAGTATCTTGGGCGGCGTGGCATGGGCTTCGGTTCAAGCTCACCAAGTCAGCGTCAACACGCAGGACCTCGCTCAACTTAAAGCCCACACTCGTGAGACCCGCATCTCACAAGATGAGAAACTCGATGAGATCATCCAACGGCTCTCGCGTATCGAGGGCCAAATGGAGGGGTTGAAGAAGTAATGGCTATCTTGTCGGTCAAAGACTTCATCGGCGGCAAGACTGACTTCGCCGTGGGCGCTAACCCCTCGCAGTTTGAGAACGCCGACAACCTCGTCATTAACGAGTACGGAGATCTAGAGCACAGGCCAGGGACGCTGCTCGATTTCACGACCTCGGGCTCTAGAGCTCGCCTTCCAACGAATGCCCGCGTGGGCCTCCTGGCGCCTCAGACCACAGGTGCCGCAGCCGCCTTCACCATTCTCAAGCAGAGCGGAACCAAGCTCTTCTATGACAACGGCACGGCTCGCACCGAGCTTGTTGGCCCGGGCTCCGCCTCGGCCTTCAACGTCCCAAGCCTTGATACCGAGGTGTCGTTCTCCTACTCCGAGTGGAACAACCACACCTTCATTACCCACGAAAGCCCCTGGCAGCTGCCAGTTATGATCTACAGAGATTCTAGCGGAGTGTTGAGACTCAGAACCGCGGGGCTCCCCCCGGTCGCAGGCTCATCGATTACCGCTGTGGGTGGTGCCGGGGGCTCCTACATCTACGCCTTCGTCTATAAGTATTCCTACACGGTAGGCTCGACGACGTATGAGATCCGGTCTCGCCCGTACCTTAAGTCCTTCACCAACATCGCCTCTGACCCATCGGCGGCGAACATCACGGTGGGATCCATCCCGACACTTTCGTCTGGTACCGGCGAGCACTACGACACGACGACCATCAAGGTTGAGATCTACCGCACCACCAATGGTGGCAGCGTCCTCTACTACGTAAACGAAGTCACCAACGGCACAGCAAGCTACATCGACTCAGCCGCCAATGCGACTCTCCAGACTGCCAACAACACCCTCTACACGACGGGTGGCGTGTCGGGGAATGACCGCGCTCCTAAGTGCAAGTTCGTTCACTCAACCTCTGACTTCACCTACTGGGCCAACGGCTATGAGGTAACGGTGGGCGGCGCTGACGGTGAGTACCTCCCGCAGCGCGTGTGGCAGTCAAAGCGTGGTGGCCCCTACTCTGTTCCGGCAAGCTTCTACGCCGACATCGAAGAACCGATCACGGCGATCTCGTCTGTGAAGTCGATCCCGATCGTCTTCGGCGCCAACTCCGTATACCGCCTCGATGGTACGTTTGATAACAACGGCCGTGGTGGCATGAGCCCTCGGAAGATCTCTGACCGCGTGGGGTGTGTCGGCCATCTGTCGGTGGTGCAGACGCTTGATGGTCTGTACTTCGCAGGTAACGACGGCTTCTACTTCACCGACGGCTACAAGATCTACTCGCTCTCAGCCGAGGATTTCAAGGCGACCTACAAGCGGCTAGTCGAGACCGACCTCCAGAAGAAGCGGATCTACGGTACCTACGACTCGCTCAACAAGCGCGTTCTGTGGTCTGTGCACGATCCCGATGGCGACACGACTCAAGAGAACAACACGATCTTCTGCATGTACCTGCCGGCGAAGAAGTTCACCACCTGGAGCTCAGGCTCTGAGGGCCGGGGGTACTACAACGAACTAACGGTCACAGCAGCTGGCACCACTCTGACGCTTGGATCAACTGAAGGGATCTCGGCTGGCGACTTCATCCGCATCCCCGGCGTGAACACGTTTGACATGTACGTCACAAGCGTTGATAGCACGACGCAGCTCTCCATTAACACCTCGGCAGGAGTTGGCCCCGTCACGGTGCAGTTCTTTGTGAACGAGCCGATTCGAATTGATGTCTTCGGTAACTTCCAGCCGTCGTCTCTTCTCTTCGCTAACCAGATCGTCTGGCAGGGTGATGGGCGCGGCTTCACGCTCAAGTACGATAACGACACGCTCTCTGATGTGCAGATCGATGAGCGCTGGGATTCCTCATCAAGCGACCCCATCGTCCCGATCAAGCGCACGATCCTCTTCAACTACTCAGGCCCGATTCTTGATCTTGGCACAACGGAGTTCCGTAAGTGGGTGAACTCGGTTGTTGTTAAGGCGCGGCCCCGTTCTGACATCTCGGCCAATGTGGCCATCCAGCCGTATGGTGAGAACGACGACAGTAACTCGCTTCAGGAGCTGAAAGAGATCTTCGCCACCTCGTTCTACCCGTGGGGCGCACCTCTCATCTCGTATGGTGACCCGGCCCTCTACCGTCGGCGTCAGCAGATCGTGGACGAGATCAGGCGCTTCCCCAAGGGCCGCATGCGCTGCGAGTATAAGCAGGTGCACCTAAAGTCGGCGTTCGTGAACCTCTACAACTCGACCTCCTACGGTGAAGGCACGATCTCGGTGGGCTCAGCGCCCCTGAAGACCAAAGTCCTCACCATCACAGGCCAGGCACCCAGCGACCTCTACAACTCATGGATCACGTTTGAAACGGACGACTACACGGCCGAGTACAAGATCCTCAGCCAGACCGAGACAACGATCACGTTCCTTGACCCGGCTGGAGCCATCGCCGTTGGCGCAGGAGCCCCTTGGATCATCCGGTCCTACCCCACCAACAACTTCGTCAACCTCGTCGAGTACACGCTCTACTATGAAGTGATGAGCGCGACTCAGTCGTCCTTCCGGGCGACGTCAGGGCAGAACACGTGACAGCTCCACTTCGCCGCCCAGTCTTTGACGCCATCCCAGATGAGCGCGTGAGGGAGTTCTTCCAGTGGTTCTACGAGTTCCTCTCTGGCCAGCCGCTTCTCTTGGGGCGCTTTGAGCACTTCGAGATCGAAGTCACGCAGGCTGAGACCGGGCTCCTCATCCCGCACAACCTGGGCTTCGTCCCACTCGACATCCTCCCGACCTCTGTCACGGGGCCAGGCACGGTGACATTCAACTACACCGCCTTTACTGAGAACTTCATTTCCATCACGACGACGGGCGCCTGCAAGGTCCGCTTCTTCGGAGGGTCCTATGTCAACGAAAACGTATAGCAGCCTGAAGACGCTCGTGCAGGATAAGCTTGACCTGCGCGACGAGGACTTCATCGACGACGCCGAGATGCTTCTCTACGTCGAGGAAGCGGTTCGCTTCTGCGAGGCTGAGATCCACAAGCTCAACATCGAAGATCAATACTTCGTCTCTCACGCTCCCTTACGCGTGCGTTCGGGCTTCTCAGATGTGGATCTCCCCACAAACATCTACGCCAATAAGATACTCCGCGTCGTCTACTCGAATGGGTCGACGACCCGCGACATTCCGCGCATGAGATCCCTCACCCGCTACTCGGATGCTGAAGCGACCCGCAAGGACGCACCGGCAACACCTGGCGCCTACAGCTACATGCTTGTTAACAACTCGCGTAGCTCCGGCACGCGGCTCCGCCTCTTCCCAACACCGAACGAAACATCGACCTTCGCCACGCTCTCTTCCGAGTTCGCAGCCACGGCTGGAAGCGAAGTCATCACAGTCACAACACCTGCTTCGTGGACCGTCGGTCACTTCGTCACAAGCGCCACCTTCCCTGCTGGCACGCGCGTGTCGCATGTGAGTGGATCGACCGTGACGCTTTCAAACAAGGCGCTCGCCACGGTCGCTGCTGGCACGGTTGAGCTCACGTCTGATCTCTTTCAAGTCTGGTTTATCCGCGATGCGGAAGTGCCGGCAACCGATGAAGACGTGATCGATTTCCCAGAGTTCTGGTCCTTCATCGGGCAGCACGTGGTGGTAAACTGTTTAAAGAAGGAGCTTGGTAACCCCAGGCTCGGGATCGAAGTCGAAACGCTCAGAGAGCTTAAGGAACAAATGCTCTCCACGCTCTCGAACATGGTGCCTGATCAGGACGACACCATCCAGCCAGACGTGGGTCACTATCAGGATATGGGGGGATTCTAAGTATGTCGAAGAAAGTCGTAATGACCGAGTCCGAGTATCGGGACTGGGCGAGAAAGAATAACTACAAACTGATGGTGAGGCCCGGCAACTTCGTCGTTGTTCCCGATGGTTCTGCAAAGACACAGTACGGAAAAAAGGAGGAAGACACCAGGAAAAAGGAAGAACAAGCGCTACGCAAGCTGATGAAGGCTCAGCCCGCTTACGAGAGCCTGCTGAAGTCCAGCGCAGCTCAAGATCTTCAGAAGAGCGCGTACGGCACGGACCCCTTGGCCGAGTTCCAAGCACAACGTGCGCAGGCACAGGCCGCGGCCGAACAGGGCAAGCTCAAGATCGGGCAGCAGCTTCACGACGAGCTGCAAGACCAGTCGATCGCTCAAGCAGGCCAGACCGCTAACGCCTACTCTCAGCTTGCTATGGGTGGTGGACTCTCCTCTGGCGCTCGTGAGCGCGTTGCCTCAGGCGGCCTCGAGAGTAATCTCTACGCCGCTCAGGCAGCTCGCCTTGATAATCAGCGCGCTCTTCAAGAGCAGCAGTCGACACTCGATCAAGGTCTTCTTGGCATTACAGCTAAGGAAGGCGAAACGCGTCGCGGTCTTCAGAACAGCTACCTTGACCTTCAGAAGCAAGACACCGCGGGCATCAACTCATACAAACAAGATCAATGGGCGAAGAGGGCGGATCTTGAGTCCGGCATCTTGAAGTCTCGCAGCGAAGAACGCATCGCTAAGAATAACCAGAGATAAGGGAGGAAGAATCAATGTTACCACTTCTTGCAGCGGTCGGAGCCCTTGGAACTGGCTTAGTCAGCCTGACAAACGCTCGCGCCAACAACGCCGAAGCAGCCCGTCGCGAGCGCCTCAATGGAGAACTCGCAAGCCTCGACACGCGCTTTGGCGCCTTCCAGAAGGGTAACTCCCGCGAGCGTCTTGGAATGAACCCGCTCGAACGGAAGTCTATGCTCGGCGCCGCTCTAAGTGGCGGGCTTTCGGGCGCACTTCAAGGCGCGAATGTCGCCTCCGCCATTGATAGCCAGAACGCCTACAAGAGTCTCCTCAGCCGTTTGTCGGCAGGCCAAGGCGGTAACGAAGCCATCCGCATGATCAAGGAGCTGAAGCCGTGAGCCCACTCCCTCCGAATAAGGCTCCAGTCACTCCTGAGGAGCTGGAAGAAGCGGCCGCGCTCGGGCTTCCCGTTCAGCCCTTGGTCGGAGGTGGTGCAGATGTCGTCATGGCAGCTGACGACCTACCTCTTCCCCCGGTTGACTTAGGTGAGCTGCCCCCAGAGGAAGAGCTCTCGCCCTTGCAGCTGATGCTCGAGGAAGAAAAGAAGTCCGACGCCGCACGCCGTGAGATGCTCTTAGGCGAGTTGACTGAGCGCTTGAAGATGAAGCCCGGCACAGTCGACTGGACCCCGCTGGCGTCACAGCTTGATTCGATGTTCGGCACTAAGACCATGGCGGCTGCTGAGTCACGAAACCAAGTCGGTGCTAAAGAAGAGAAGCGAGTCACTGATCTCTACGACAGACTCACTGCAAGGGACACGGACAAGTTCGGCAAAGCGCTTGCTACGAGCACTGAGCGCAAGGCTCGTGATGTTCTCTCGGGTGAAGACAAGCTTCGCGATGACTTCATGAAGAGCGATCTGACGAAGCAGTTCGACAAGGCAAAAGAAGGCATCGATAAGGTGCGCGCTCTGGCGGCTTCGAAGTCGCAAGGCGGCGCAAATGATGTGGCGCTGATCTACGCGTTCATGAAAGCTCAGGACCCAGGCTCCGTAGTTAAAGAAGGCGAGTTCGCGACCGCTCAGAAATACTCGGGCTCGCTCTACGATATGTTCGGCATCAAGTTTGACCGCATCCGCGGCGGCTCCGATATGCTTACGCCTGAACAGCGCCAGTCGATGATCCGTGCAGCAGAGACGGCGTTCGGTTCTCAAGAACAGAGCTACTCGGCCTTCCGAGAGCAGTTCGCTGACCTTGCCCGCAGGCGTGGATACGACCCAGCGAGCGTTCTCGTGGGACACGCCCACGCGGCACGCCGAGTTCCCACAGCACCTGCAGCAAAGGCTCCATCGCCGGCACCTCGTCGTACTGCCCCGGCACCAGCGCCTGCACCGAAGAAAGCGGCAACGCCAGCAGGGCAACTTTCACCTACCTCCCAGCGGCTCATTGATAAGTACGGGAAGAAGTAACAATGACCAAGGAACAAGCAGCACAGATCGTTCAAGCCATCCAAGAGAAGCTTGCTACCGGCGAGATCACCGCCGCTGAAGCTGACCAGGACCTCATGGACCTCGAAGGCGCCGTGAAGGAAATGGAACTGGCTGAGATCGAGGCCGAGCCGATGGATCTCCCGACGTCGCCTATGACCATGGGCACGGAAGATATGTCGATGGACGAGATGCAGGGCGCTGGGCAGTACGCCGGCCGATTGGCAGAGGTCGCCACTGGTGCTGCTCCTGCCCGCCTTGCTGCCGCTCAGGCAATGGGCGCTGACTACTCCTTAGATGAACTCCTCGACATGGCGCTCAAGCTCGACGGGTCGTTTCCCTCTGGGGAAGAGATCGTCAATCGCACTGGTACTGGGAAGGGAAGCCCTGTGCTTCAGACTGCAGCGTCGGTGGCTCTTGATGCCGCTGACCCGGCCGTCCTGCTCGGCCTTGGCGGGCTTATCAAGAAGGGCGTTCAGGCTGGCGGCAAGAAGATATTCCAGTCGGGCCTTAAGAACGTCGACAAGGCTGTGCAGAAAGCCGGCAAAGATTTCAACGCGTACTCGGACACCCTGTTCCGCCATGGGATCGCTGGCACGAGCGAGTCGATGGTTGAGCAAGCCGACGCCCTGGCCGACAAGCTCTACAAAGAGCAACGCTCAATCCTGGAGGCGGCAGCTAACGCTGGTGCCGTGGTCGACCCGCAGCGCGCATTTAACCCTGTGCTCCTTCAAGCTCAGAAGATCGCAACAAGCGGCCCTGGTGGAAGAGCCACACTGAAGTCCGTGAAGGGCCAGGCGCAGAACTTCCTAGAAGAGTTCGATGGCCTCGTGCGCGATCACAAGTACCGCCCCGAGATGAAGGAAGGCCCGACGCAAGTCCCGGCGTTCTTCGAGCACGAGCTCCCGACCCGTGGCACGGCGACGAAGTCCGAGATGGTTGTCGATGTCGATCAACCTCTGACGGGCACGCCCGGATCTCCCGATCAGGGCGACATGTTCCGCTCGCATCCTGAGCACGTTCTAGGTGCAAATGCTCGTCGCGGCCAGATGCCGCTCTTCTCACGCGATTCTGTCACGGCGGCTCAGACCCCGGTTTCGGCCGAGACGGTGCAGTACCAGCAGGCGCTTATGGACATGCCGAAGGGACAGCAAAACCTTCTGCGCCCTAGCGACATCATGGCCCCTAAGGCTCCCATCATTCCTGCAAGTGGCGGCGTGGCAGTCGACGATTTCTCCGACATCAAGTCTCAAATCTACGATCTAGCGGGCGATGACGCCTACTCGAAGCTCAAGCGATCTGACGTGGGCGAGAAGCTCATGAAGCGCGCAGGACGTCGCGCTAAGCTCGCCACAGAGCTTGCGGTGAAGAAGGTCGATCCGGCCGCTGCCAAGCGCCTGAAGGAACTGAACAGCGATCTGGGCGCTCTCCTGAGCGGCCGAGAAGCCATGTTCGGCGAGTTCTCGAAAGAGGTCACGCGCAACGCTGTGACGCCGGTTGATATGGCACTCGGGATTCTGAACCCGAAGGCCGCCATGTCGAAGAAGATGGGCGACCTCGCTAAAGGCGCCTACGTCCGGACGAGCCTCGGCAAGCTCCTCAACAACCGTGGGGTGTCGGCTGCTGCCGGTGTTGCTGGGACGGCTGCCACCAAGCAGGCCATCCCGTCGGCGTACGAGTACCTGATGCTGAAGCTCCAAGAGGACGAGGGCAAGAAGTAGCCCTTCTAGCGGCGTGATTTTGTAACTGGTTTGTAACTGGTTTTTTTTGAAACCAGTTGTGGATTACGAGTTTCAACTCCCCGTACGACTGTACGGTGCGTCATGAATACGTTAGTCGTGACGCACACTTACACGCACGGCCTCGTGTCAACATTACGAAACCTGTCCCGATCGCTTTCCCTCTAAATGAGATTTCTAATCAGATGGTCGCAGGTTCGAGTCCTGCCGGGCGTGCCACAGAAAACCCAATAATATCACTAATTAGAATGTTGGCAAAAGCCACTCAGGCTTTTTCGCTTCGCTTTTTCGTAACTGGTTTATAACTGGTTTTTTTTGAACCAGAACCAGTTACACGAGATTCGGGTTCGAAGTTCAAACGGTCCGCGTGCTGACGGTAGTAGTCGCTAGAGATCGTTCCGTAGCGTTCCGCCATGCGTGGTGTTGCGTGTCCCAGCGCACGTTGGATTACAGGCGTCTCAGCGCCCGCCATACGCAAGAACGAGGCGAAGGTATGTCTGAGGCCGTGGAACGTGATCGTCGCGCCTGTGGCCTTCCTGAAGGCCTTCATGCGGCTATTGAGCTGGTGGTAGCCCATCCCTGTCCCGTCGGTGTGCGAGATGACCCAAGCCTCAGGCGATTTGAAGGGCATCCTCTCAAAGTGCGCCTTGAGAAACGCGGAGAGCTTAGCCGGCAGTAACCCTTCGGCGATTGGCCCACCCTTACGACCCTCGACGATCTTGTTACTCCGCTGGAGCCTGCGCCGGCGCACGAAGATCACTCCCTTATCGAAGTAGACGTCCCGCCGTTGAAGCGCCAACGTTTCCTGCGTCCTCAGCCCGGAGTACACCATGAGCATAAACGCCGCGTGCAGCATGTAATCAAAGGTCCGGGCCCCATCGAGAAGCAGCTGCACCTGGCTTCGATCGAGAATCACGTTCTCAAGATCAAAGGTTTTGATCCGCTCCTCAAAGCCGGAGATGCGGTCGACCGGGTTGACAGTTATCTCGCCCTCTAACAGCAAGTCTTTGAGAAACACACGGACGAGAGCCAATGCCCGATTGTGCTGGATCTTGCCGGACTTCTCAGCGATCTCATCGAAGATGGGGCGCAGATCTTCTTCGCGCAGGCGAGCGGGCGCGAGGTAACCAATCTTCCTATCAAAGAACTTCGTCCAGACACGCCGCTCTTCCTTCACCGCGTCTGGCGACTTAGGGCCCTTTCGCTTCTTGATCTGCGTGCGCCCTAGCCCCTTCTCCCTGTCCTGCATCCACCGTTCGAAACGGGCCGACGTCGACTCTCGCGTGTTCTCGATTCGAGGGCGCACGACGCCGCCTTGGGAGGCCTTCCTCTCCATCTTGTGGCGGAGCTTCGCCTCCAAGTATTCGGCTTCGGTATCGAAGTACTTCTGGAACGGCTTACCGTTTAGATCGTGACCTTGAAAACGCCAGTACTTGCGTGCCATGCACCGGGCGGCTTAGTAGCCAGCGCTCGACCGAGTCAATCGTAGCCTTCCTACGCTTACCCACCCAGTAGGTAGGAATTTCGCCCGACTGAAACGCCTCGCGCACGACATCGACCGAAACGTCGCCAATATGTGCGGCGATCGTCGGTGCGCTGTAGAGCTTAGTAGCAGTCTCAAGCGTTAGCTGACTTGCCCTGCGGCCATGCGACTGAAGGCGCTTAGGCTTGCTAGCGCGGCGGAGCTTTCGATCTTCGGCCTCCCGCTCCTCGCGCTCGACTTGTTCTGGTGATTTGTCCCACGGAATTACCCTTTCCCCCATACTTGAGTAACACTCGTGTAGTTACGCGCCGCTCGTCAAGCAGGCGATTTACGAATTTGCAGTTTGAAACTGTGACTGACCCACTTCGCCACGAGCTCGCAAAGCACCTCTTCGGTGTCGCTCGACCATGACTCCATCTGCCTGAGTCCCGCCTCGGAGATCTCGGCGTGCATCAGCTCGTGGAGGAGCGTCTCCGGGATGTCCGCTTCGTTCGACGCGTCGATGTAGATCTCGTGCTCGCCTGGGCAGCAGAGGCCAGCGACAGGCTTGCCTTGAAACTCGATCGCTGAGCAGTACTTAAGCTCATAGTCCTTGCGGCTGACACGGACTCGATGTCCGTAACGCTGACGCAAGACTTTGAGTCGCTTGGGTTCAATCTCACGGTAGCGAAGCTCGCCAGACCCACGAGCATTTTTGGTAAATGGCCCAGCAGATCGCCCCATGAGAGAACCCCCTTGATTGAGTTACATACTGCGCACGATGGTACGCAGTTCCCCCGGACGTATCCCCGTTGGTTATTAATTCTATCAAGACCGTGGACCTTTAGGTCGTTAGATTTTGCGTTCTGGAGCCGATATATATGTGATAGCGGCCTTGACGGCTCAGCACCGCAAAAGAAGCAAGGCCGAGTCACCAGATCAATGAACTCGCCAGTCTCAAGCTCAAACGGGATCCCTCGCCCTCGGGCATCGTGTCCGGCTTTGTAATGGTGCTGGCGCGGCAGGCCGCGAAGCTGTTCTTCAGGCCTCTGCAAGCGCTCGGCTCCGCATGATGGCTCTGTACTGCTCCAGCGTCATCTCGGGCCTGCGTTCTTCGAAGGACTCAACTTGTTCAACGGCGATTTCGCAC